CCTTCATGGGCATTGTCTGTCCTCTAAAGGTGGAGCTGTCTTTTTCCTAACCGAATGATGCTTATCTACGGTTAATTCTACCGTAGCTCTACCGTTCCTCTACCCTCGTAGGTGCGATTCTGTTTTCCCTAATTCACGCAAAACAGAGGACACACGCGATGAATATCACACATTTGAACCAGCATGATTTGGCCAAAAGATGGAGCATTTCCTACCGAACTTTAGAACGTTGGCGATGGGAAGGTATTGGCCCCGCGTATCTTAAAATTGGCGGACGTGTTGTTTACCGCCTCGAAGACATCGAGGAATTCGAATTCATCAACAAGCACGAGACTATCGCCAAACAGGCACAGCTGGAACAGCCAATTCTGGCCGGAGGTGCGACATGCTAAAAACCCCCATCACCCTTACCGATCTACGCACACTTCCCGTGGGCAAAATCATGAACCTGTCACCAGCAGCATTGCTGTTGTTGCAGAAGGAGGCCACCGAAGCCTTTGAATTAGCAAAGCTGACCAAAGAATGGCTGGAAAACGCCATCCGCCTCAAATACGACACCCGCTTTCAGGCCTTGCGCCAGCAACAGGACAAGCCGTTCGGCACCGTACATCTGGACGATGACGGCTGCACCGTTACCTGCGATGTGCCGAAAAAGCCCGAATGGGATCAGCAGAAGTTGGCAGCGGTGGTAGAACAAATCCGCACCGCTGGTGATAATCCCTCAGAATATGTGGATGTCACTTATAAAGTAGCCGAGCGCAAATTCACCGCTTGGCCGGAACATATTCGGCAGACGTTTGCCCCGGCGCGGGTTCTGAAAGCGGGTAAAGCAACGGTTTCCCTTAAAATGAATGAGGGAGGCCAGCCATGACCCTCCCCATTATCACCGCCGACCAGCGGTTAGCAGAAAAGCGCGGCATTAAGGGTTGCATCTTCGGTAAACCCGGTATCGGCAAAACCTCGCTGTTGTGGACGCTTGATCCGGTCAAAACGCTGTTTTTTGACCTTGAGGCTGGCGACCTCGCCGTTGAGAGCCTGAAGATCGACAGCATCCGCCCGCGCACGTGGGTGGAATGTCGGGATTTTGCGGTTTTTATCGGTGGCCCCAATCCAGCGCTGCGTGATGACCAGCCCTACAGCACCGCGCATTTTCAGGCGGTGTGCGAGAAGTTCGGCGATCCCGCTGGCCTTGATCGCTATGAGACGCTCTTCGTTGATTCCATCACCGTGGCGGGACGGCTGTGTTTTCAGTGGTGCAAAGGCCAGCCACAGGCGTTTTCTGATAAGAACGGCAAACCCGATACCCGTGGTGCCTATGGTCTGCACGGGCAGGAGATGATCGCGTGGCTAACGCACCTCCAGCATACCCGCGCCAAAAACGTCTGGTTCGTGGGGATTTTGGATGAGAAGACCGACGACTTCAACCGGCGGTTTTTTGTACCGCAGATTGAGGGCAGCAAAACTGGCTTGGAACTGCCTGGTATCGTCGATCAGGTGATTACCATGGCAGCGATTGCACCCGAAGACGGCGGTGAGCCGTACAGGGCCTTCATCTGCGATACCCTCAATCCCTTTGGCTATCCCGCCAAAGACCGCTCCGGTCGGTTGTCCCTGCTGGAAGAGCCACACCTCGGAAAGCTGATGGCCAAGGTGCGGCAACCAGTGGAACGCCAGCTATTGTGGGATGTGCCGCCACCCGCCGCCTGATTCTCCCCCGTCCTAAATTTTCAACCCTCACTGAAAGGAACCCCTGACCATGTCTTGGAACGATTTTAACACCGCTGATGACCAGAACAGCTACGACCTGATCCCCAAAGGCACGCTCGCCCGTGTGCGCATGACCATCCGCCCTGGGGGCCTGAACGATCCCGCCCAAGGTTGGACAGAGGGCTATGCCACACGCGGCAAAAGCACGGATTCCGTTTATCTGGACTGCGAATTTGTCATTTTGGAGGGCAAATACGCCAAGCGCAAGATATGGAGCTTAATTGGCCTCTACAGCCCCAAGGGGCCAGACTGGGGCAACCAGGGACGTGCGTTTATCAAGGGCATCCTCAACTCGTCCCGTCGTTTGAACCCCAAGGACAATTCGCCAGAAACCCAAACCAAACGCCGGATTGCTGGGTTTCAGGAACTGGACGGGGTGGAATTCGTCGCCAAGATCGACATCGAACACGGGGATCGCGGCGATAAAAACGTCATCAAGCTGGCCATCACGCCGGATCATAAGGACTACGCCACCTTGATGGGCGGGTCAGGGTATGCCGCCCCTGCCGCAGGGTACACCGCCCCCCTTTCTGGACAGTCCGCGCCTGCTGCCAACCCTAGCAACCGCCCCCATTGGGCATAATCAGGGGAACAGCGATGATTTTACGACCTCGGCAAAAGCTCTTCGCCCAGCGCAGTCTGACTGCCCTCAATGCCCACGGCAACACCCTGGGCGTGGCGCCGACGGGTGCTGGAAAAACGGTCATTTTGTCAGCGGTAGCGGGCGACCTGCTGCAAAAAGGCGGCAAAGCCTGCATCCTCGCCCACCGTGACGAGCTGACCAGCCAGAATGAAGCCAAGTTCCGCAAGGTCAACCCAGATGTTTCCACCAGCGTGGTGGACGCCAACGCCAAAGACTGGGCGGGACAAGCCACCTTTGCCATGGTGCAGACTTTGTGCCGACCGCAGACGCTGGAATCCATGCCCGCCCTCGACCTACTGGTGGTGGACGAGGCGCATCACATCACGGCGGGCAGTTACCGGCGGATCATCGATCAGGCACAATCCCTCAACCCTGCTGTCAAAATATACGGCGTCACGGCCACCCCGTCACGCGGCGATAAAAAAGCCCTGCGTGAGGTGTTTAGCAACGTTGCCGACCAGATCCGCATCGGTGAGCTGATTGCCAGCGGCCATCTGGTACCGCCGCGCACGTTTGTCATTGATGCTGGGGCAACGGGTGAATTGCAAAACGTCCGCAAAATGGCGGATGACTTCGACATGAAGGCCGTTGAGGCGGTGATGAACAAATCGCCCGTCACCGATGCCGTTATCCGCCACTGGCGGGAAAAGGCCGGAGACCGAAAAACCGTCGTTTTCTGCTCAACCTTGAAGCATGCCGCCGATGTCACCACTGCCTTCCAAGCAGCGGGCGTTGCCGCCGTGCTGGTGCATGGCGAACTGTCTCAGGCCGACCGCAAAGCTGCGCTTGCCTCATTCGAGAATGGCGCGGCGCAGGTGGTGGTGAATGTCGCCGTCCTGACCGAAGGCTGGGACTATCCGCCCACGTCTTGTGTCGTGCTGCTCCGTCCCAGTTCGTTTAAATCCACCATGATCCAGATGATCGGGCGGGGGCTGCGTACAATCGACCCAGAGATTCACCCTGGCATTCTCAAAACCGACTGTGTGGTGCTGGATTTTGGCACTTCGACGCTGATGCACGGCTCGCTGGAGCAGGATGCCAGCCTCGATGTTCATGAGCGCAAGGCCAGCACATCCCTCACCAAAACCTGTCCCGCCTGCGCTGGCGCGATTCCCCTGCGGGCCAAAGAATGCCCGCTGTGCAGCGCAGAGCAACCACAGGGCGAGAGCGAGGCCAGCGAGGAAGCCTTGGCCGATTTCGTCATGACCGAGATTGACTTGCTGAACCGTTCCAGTTTCCGCTGGTGCGATCTGTTCGGCGACGATGCCGCGCTATTGGCACAAGGATTTAATGCATGGGCAGGCGTGTTTTTCCTCGAAGGCCGCTGGCACGCGGTGGGTGGCGGCAAAGAACTGCATCCCCGCCTGCTGTCGATAGGCGACCGCATGGTGGCCTTGGCCGCTGCCGATGATTGGCTGAATAGCAATGAAACCGATGACAGCGCCAGCAAAACCCGCCGCTGGCTGAGTTTGCCCGCAACCGACAAGCAGTTGGATTTGCTTCCCGCCGAATACCGCAGTGATTACGGCTTGACCCGCTATCAGGCTTCTACATTGATTACCTTTCGCTTCAACCGCCGCGCCATTCAGCATCTGGTGTTTACCGCTTCCAGACAACGGGGGGCGGTGTGAGATGTGCAATTTGTATCCGACAAGAACGCGGTTTCGGCTGGTTCGATACCCGAGAAGCCCTCTTCACCCCCCAACGCCACAAATCCTATCGCAAGTTCTGCTCCCTCCGTTGCCAGAACATCTACGCGTCGCAACGTCGGAGGCGTATCATGATTGACCCAACCCCGCTGGAACGCGCCGCCCTCCAGGCGTGCCTGAAACCCATGGGCGAACTCATGGCCGAGATCGGCTTTGACGTGCCCCCCGCTCTCTACAGCCGCGATCAGGCGTTGCAGATGATTGAGGTAATTGTAACAGCGTTTCAAGAACGGATTGTCTCCGCTGCTGCCGATATAGCGGAGGTGCCGTTCTGATGCTCGACTATAACCCCAAATCCACACCCACCGAACGCATCATTGAAGCGATTGATGATGCTCTTGAAGCACGGAACAAGCAGCAACAACCACGCAATTATCTGGGCGCATCCCGCATTGGTGCCGACTGCGACCGCGCCCTGCAATACGAATACCTGCACACGCCCGTGGATGCTGGGCGCAGTTTCAGTGGCAAGCTACTGAGAATATTTGAGGCAGGCCACACCTTTGAAACCATGGCGGCGGGCTGGCTACGCCTGGCTGGGTTTGACCTTTACACCGAAAAAACGGACGGCAGCCAGTTTGGCTTTGCGGCGGCAGGCGGACGCATTCGGGGCCATGTGGACGGCATTATCAACGGCGCACCCACTGAACTTGGGCTAACCTTCCCCATGCTATGGGAATGCAAGGCACTCAACAACAAGTCGTGGAAGGACACGCAAAAGCGCGGCCTCGTGCTCTCAAAGCCCGTTTACGCCGCGCAAATCGCCATCTATCAGGCGTATATGGAGGGCGCTGTGTCGGGTGTCGCCAGCAATCCCGCCCTGTTTACCGCCATTAACAAGGATACGGCGGAACTCTACGTTGAACTGCTGCCGTTCGACGCCGCGTTGGCACAGCTCATGAGCGACAGGGCGGTGAATATCCTTCGGGCTTGTGACGCCCACGAAATTCTGCCGCGCATTGCCAACGACCCCGCCCATCACATTTGTAAAATGTGCGCCTGGCAAGACCGATGCTGGGGGCAGTCATGAGCAACATCCACTGGCTGGATTTCAACGATGCCGCTGAACAAACGCCTGAAGAGTCCTTCGAGGCACGGCGGGAGAGGCTGCGCAGGGCGTTGATCGGCCAACTGCCTGGCGTTCTGCATCATCTGTTCCCCAGCGGCAAAATCCGTAACGGTGCGTTCAAGATCGGTGGTCTTGACGGCCAGCGTGGCGATAGCCTTTCGGTCACGCTGCGCGGGGATCAGGCGGGCTTGTGGCAGGATTTTGCCACGGGGGAAGGCGGCGAT